CCACCAATGCGGACACTTTCCGGAATCTTCATGGGGTCAGCCCTCACACGCCCAGCATATTGCAAATCCGGCTCAGCGTATTCGCCGCGTCACACAAGACATCATGGTGCTGCTCCAGCGCATCCCGATGGCACATAGGCGAAACGGGCTTTTCCTCACGTCTGCTTGTTTCACCGAAAAGATTGTTCTCAATCTTCTCCGCCATATTGAGGATCGCAAAACCTACTTCCTTGGTTCTGTTCATCAACTCCACCAGCGGCTCGGGAGGTAATTCCTCGGGACGTGGAATGCCACGCGTTTCCTTGGCTTCACAGCATCCCATAGCTTTTTCACTCACATAGTTCATACCATTTTCCTCCTTATTTCACCACATACCAGTCTTCTGCCAGAATATCAGCCTGAGATGCCAGCCAGCCCAGCTGCACACCAGAGGTGCCAACGAATGCCAGCGCCGCATTACCAATGGCCTGATGGTCAGCGTTGATGATGTCGCCGGCTCTGTTCCGGTAGGAGATACACTCTGCCAGCTCCACATACTGCCCCTTGCCGTTCCAGCCCTTCCGGGCAACCTTCCAGCCATCCTTCAGGTAGGCCAGAGCCGTGCCGAAGGTCAGACCGCTGGGTAAAGGCACATCCTTTTCAGCGGCGCACTCGCCCTGCCTCTTAGTGGAGCACGTTTTCTGTCGACCGTCCAGCGCCATCAGGCCGTCAATCATCGCATCCAGCAGCACGTACTTGTTGTCAGGGCAGTCCACACTTGCCACAGCCAGAACAATTTTAACGCTGTCAATAAGCTCCTTCGCAATTTCCTTCGCGTCTTCCTTGCCAATAACCTCGTTTTCCACTTTGTTTTCCTCCTAAGTAAATTATTGATTTAACAGTCCGGGGTTGTCATGGATGTTGCCGATGACAAAAATATCGTTTGGAGAAACATAAGCAATTCCGAAACTTTCTTTGCTGTTTAAAAGACCAAACTCAAAATTACCTTCGTCCCAACGGCACTTGAAAATGCCTTGGTGCATTACATCCAAAATATCCCCCTCAAAAATCTTCCTGCCGTTCTTATCGGTCAGGCCGGTGAACTGGCCTACGGTGTTGGGGTCTACCTGATAAAATGCAACCCGACCTGTAGGTACGATGCCATGCACGTTACAAGCAGACAAGATGCTGGTGGCTTCCACCCACTCGCCGTTGTCCAGCCGCTTGCCACGGAATAAAATCTCACGCATTTTCAATTCTCCTTTCTCCGTAGGAGCAGAAAGCATCGGGCGGTGTTCGTGTCCAAATGGCTTTACTGTTCTCACATGTCATTGCTTTCGTATTATCGGGATAGTATTTGAGTTCGTAGAATTTGCACTCTTTGCACCGCACCACCTCCACGGCATCCACGGTGGGGGCATTTTGAATTATTTCCTTCCACGCCTTTCCGTATCGTATTAACGCAAGTTTCATGTCATAAGGGAATTCTTTCCATTCTGGAAACAGTTTGATCATCTTTGTGCTTCGGCAATGCTTTTCAATCGCATTGGCATCAATCAGCCGCTTTTCAGTTGTCATGGTCAACCTCCTTCGGCGTAAATCTACCGCACTTATCCGATGCACCGACCCACTCGCCGCAACGCAACGAATCGGGATTTGTGCATCTATTCCACATTCTGTCGAACCAATCGCAATTCGTGCAGTTTTCCGGCTTAATCTTTGCCATGGTCAGCCCTCCGGTTCCATGCTGTGGTTAGGCGCAATGCAGAATGCTCGTCCGTATCTCCATTGTTCCAGCTTATAAACGTGCCTGGAAATCCCATGTAACAATCAAGGCTTTTGCAACGAATAACAGACCGTCTACCTCTCTTTGATTGAATTACTTTGATTTCTACCTGAGAGCCACAAAACGGACACGGTCTCAGCTCAGCCATCCCCATCACCATCCATTCTGGCACCGCAGTTGGGGCAGTAACGCTCAATGTTAGGAGAGGCACAGAACGGGCAACAACGCACCTCGTCTTCCGGCTCAGTCCAGTCAATAGCCTGTCCGCACTGGCCGCAGAAAGAATTACGGGCACCATCCTCGTTGTGCAGCCATTCTCCGCTTCCGCAGGATGGACACACTTCGTATTCATCGTCATAGGGCGATTCCGGGACATTACGGCAAAACGCCTCCGCTTTTCCTCTGGCATAGCCCTCAGCATCGCCGACCTTGCGACCGTTCTCAAATGCCTGGGCGTGTGCTTCATTTTCAGTCATGTTGATTCCTCCTTCGGCGGCTCCGGCAGGGGTAGAAGCACAGGCGTCCAGTGGGTAATCTTCTCGTCCCATGCCTCCCAGTAGTCTGCATCACACAGAAACGTGTGTCCGTCCCAGACTGCAGTCAGCACCTTTCTTCCGTTTGTCAGCACGTTCACAGCTTCGGAATAGGCCGTACCTGCATCACAGGGGACGAGATCCGGCAACCTTTCCGTCACCGGAATCCATTTCATTCTGCATTCTTCCAAAGCGTCCGCCGCCTGTTCCAGCAGCTCTCTCGCCGGCGGTGCCACCATGTGCACCACACTGCGGATTTTCGTTATCAGTTCATTGGTTTTCATACAAAGTCCTTTCTATGTCTGCGATTGCCCGGAACACCGGATAGAACTGCTGTGGCACGACGGCGTTTCCGAGGCATCTAAGTCTGTCCACCCGATGGGGAATCCCATCATCGACTCCACAAATTCCGGATGCGGAAATACTGTCCGCAGTGGCCTTTTGCAGAATAGGCACAGCAGCTCCTTCAGGTTCGACACCTTGAGCGTCCCATCCTTCCTCCAAGACCCACCACGGCATTCGCTGGCTGTCGGCGTGGGCAACAATTGCCACTCGCTCTCGTCGATGGACGGCTCCAACTGCGGCGGCGCTGATAATTCCCCAGCCCACATCATACCCCAGCGTGGCAAAGTCCCTGAGTACTCCAGTAAAGAACCGTCCATCCTCGCTTGAAAGCAATCCCCGAACATTTTCAGCCACGACCCATCGGGGCCTAAGCTCGCCAATGACACGCCGCATCTGGGGCCACAAATCACGCTCATCACCAGATGCTTTACGCTTTCCTGCTGTGCTATGCGGCTGGCACGGGAACCCCCCTGATATACAGGTGACGGATTGCAGGCCTGTCCGCTGATAAAAGTCATCTGCTGTAAGTCCATGAATATCCCTCCATTTCGGCACATCCGGCCAGTGTTTTTGTAAAACGGCGTGGGGATAGTCGGCCCATTCGCATTGTCCGACAGTCCGGAACCCAGCCCCCTCCGCCGCAAGGTCAAGCCCGCCGATGCCCGAAAACAGGGATAGGTGGGTCAGTTCGCTCATAGCCCCTCCATCCTGCACTGCATGGGTCCCCATTTACTGCCGGGGTAATTGATTAGTGCGGTCATGCTTCCTCCTGACTAACCATATCGAATACAGAGGACTGCGTATCAACCATGGCCATCGCCTGCCGCTCAGCAGCATAGCAATTCTCAACTGCCAGCTTGAAGTAGCTCTCCTTCAGTTCGATACCGATATGCCGTCTGCCCATCAGCAGAGCCTGATAACCGGTGGATCCAATACCATCGAAGGGATCGAGCACCACATCATCAGGATTACTCCAAAGCTCCACACAACGCTCAATCACAGGAAGCTGTAGCGGACAGATATGCCGTTCATCCTTTTCTTCCTTGGCTGCTTTCCGATTCAGGGTATCGCTCTGGTTGATATCCCACCATGTGGGGGTTGCGTATTCCTCCCAGATGGGAGAGGCGACTTTCTGCCACTTGTCCACGGGATAGCTCTCATTGGTGTGGGTCACACGCTCCGGATTATCCCCAGGCTTGCGGAATGTCACCACAAAATCAGGTATACCCTGACGGCTCATGCAGGAATCCTTTTTGATTTGCTTGTGAAGCAGACCCAAAGCCTTTGTCCGCTGCATAGCGGTGACTGGGTTCTTCCAGATGCAGACCTCCGAGTGGTAAATAAAGCCCAGAGATTGCATCCAACGAATCACATCACCACGGAAATCCCGAATGCCGATATAGCCATCTCGCTCCTTGCTGGTGGGCAGATTCATACAGTGAATGCTGACGTTCCGTCCCGGCATCATCACCCGAAACCATTCACGCCCCAGATACATATACTGCTGGGCAAATTCATCATACGAGCGACAATTCCCCATATCTCGGTCGCTGTTGGAATAGGTATACAGGCTAGCAAAGGGTATGGATGTAACGGAGTAATGAATGCTGTTGTCTGGAATGCCTTTCAGTACCTCGCAACTGTCTCCGTGATAAAGGGCAAACTTCTCGCCCATAGCTTGATTCAAAACTTTCATTATGCGCTCCTTAGCCACGCAGGCAGATTCATTTCGATTTGCGGATTAT